TTTACTCTATTAATAACAAATAATACTGTTTTATTGACTTGTAAAAATGTTACATACATTAAAATATTAGAATTAGTTGTAAAACTATAGGAACCATTCCAATGACTTTGTACATAGCTTGAATCATTTTTATTTTGATTAAATTGATGACTTAAACTATCAGTATTATCAAAATTAAAATCATCATCAGAATGATAATAAGTAGCTAATGAGTTTCTAGATTTAAAACTTTCAATTGTTTTATTTTCGATGAAATTAATATAAATTAAATAAATTAATAATATAACAATTAAAATAATTAGAAAATATTTTAATTCAAGGTTTTTTATATCCATATATTTAATATAGAAATAAATATTTTATAAAAAAAATAAAATAAATTAAAGATTAAATCCATCTGGAATAATCTCATCTTTTTCTTTAGAATCTCCTGTTTTATAATTTGACCATGGAGTATTTATTTCTAATGGACATGGTTCTCCATTTTCTATAGTTTTTTTTGAATTTACTAAATTATTTAATGTTTGTGGAATATTAGTAACAGGTACTTTTGAACATGGTAATAAATCGTTTGTTTTTCCACAATTTTTATCATAATTATAAGATTCATTGCACCAATCTTTTTTATCTTTTATCCAATCACAATTATTATAAATTCTAGAAGCTTTTTTAAAATAATTATCAGAACAATTATTTTGTTCAGGTTCTTTTTCTTTAGGTTTTTTTTTATCTTTTCCATTTTTAAATTTATCTACTTCTGTTCCATTAATATATATATTTACTGGAGAAACTCCTATTCCAATACCAGGATTAAATTGATTATTATCTCCTGACATTGCTTTATTAAATAAATGATGATTTGACATTATTTTTCCTTTAGCTATTTTTTTCTTTAAAGAATCATTATTATCTTCTTCTTCAACTTCTTCCTCTTCAATAGATTGTTTAATATATTCTTCTTGATTATTTAACATTTCTTCTTGATTATATTCTTCACTTGTCATTTCTCCATTCATTTCTCCATTCATTTCTCCATTCATTTCTCCATTCATTTCTCCATTCATTTCTCCATTCATTTCTCCATTCATTTCTCCATTCATTTCACCATTCATTTCACCATTCATTTCTCCATTCATTTCTCCATTCATTTCACCATTCATTTCTCCATTCATTTCTCCATTCATTTCTTCTGAATTATAAAAAGATTCTATATCTTTCGGTCCTAATGAATAAAATATTATGAAAGAAATCATAAAAATTACTAATGAATAAAAGATAAATTTAACATTAAATTTTTGTAAATAGTAGTAAGATACTGAAATTCCTATAATTAATGATATTAATACATTTAAAATTAATTGATTATTTATATCCATATATATATGAAATATATATTTTATATTTAAAATTTATTTAAAATTTATTAAATATTTATTTAAAATTTATTAAATATTATTTAAAATTTATTAAATATTATTTATGATAAATAAAAAATAATATTAAAAATAAAAAAATTTATTATAATTATTAATGACAGATAAAAATAAAAATGATTTTTATGAAGATTTATATAAAGATGATGAAAATATAGATGAATTAAAATATAAAGATTTTATTATAAAAGATAAAAAATTAACATTAAATAATAAAGAATTTGAAAATAATAAATCGTTAATTATATTTTATGCTCCTTGGTGTGGTCATTGTAAAACTATTTGCGATGATGTAAAAGAATTAAGTGTAACAAATTTAAATAAATTTAAAATAGGTGTTGTAAATATTAGTGATAATAAGAATGAAAATTATTTATTAAGTGATTTCTTAAAAATAGATTCAATTCCATGTGCATATATTATAGAAAATAATCATTTAGTTAAATTAAATAAATCAGTTAATTTTGATAATTTATTTTTTTATATCAATATGAATATTTAAATTAAATAAATCAGTTAATTTTGATAATTTAATTGATTATTCACTCTAATAAAATTACATTTATTAGGAAGTTCTTGTATGCTATTAGCACCAACATATGTACAAGTACTTCTTATTCCATCCAATAAATCATTTAATGTATTTTCGATAGAACCTTTATAAGGTACTTTACAACTTCTTCCTTCTGAAGAACCATAAATATTTATTTTATCATAATTTTTTTCACTAGATGTTTTACTACTCATTCCATAAAATATCTTATACTTTTTATCATTTTCTTCTATTATTTCTCCAGGATTTTCATCATGACCACTAAGTAATCCTCCAATCATAATAAAATCAGAACCAGCACCAAATCCTTTTGCTATATCACCTGCACATGTAATTACTCCATCTCCAATTATATATGAATTTAAATCATGTGCTTTTGATGAACATTCATCAATTGCTGATAATTGTGGAACTCCAACTCCTGTTTGTATTCGAGTAAAATATCCTGAACCAATACCTACTTTAATAATATCTACTTTTCCATTTTTTATTAATTCTTTTGTTCTATTTTCACATACAATATTTCCAGCAATAATAATTTTATTTGGATATAATTCTCTAATTTTTCTACAAAAATCTATTAATGATTCCATATAACCATTAGCAACATCAATGCATATAAATTTTACTTCAATTTTTTCTATAATAGATTGAAGTCTTATTAAATCATTTTCATTAATTCCAGTACTTATCATAAAATAATTTGGGTCAAGTTCCATAATTTCAAAATCCTCTGGACTATAAAATTTATGAAAACATGTAATTATTTTATGCTTGCTTAATTCTTTATATACTTCATAAGTTCCAATTGTATCCATATTTGCTGCAATAATAGGAACACCTTCCCATGTTTGTTTAGAAGCAGGAAAATAAAATTTTCTAATTAAATTTACATCATTTCTAGAATAAATTGCTGATTTTGATGGTTTAATTAAAACATCATTATAATCTAATTGAATAATATTGTTAATTTTCATAAATAAGAACTAAATAAAAATATTTGAATTAAAACTAATTTACTTTTTTTGCATTATACTATTTAACATTATTTTATGATATTTTTTATAATGTTTATGAATATAATCCAAAGTTATAAAATCTTTTAAAAACCATTTTCTAAAACTTAATGGACTCTTTATATTTTGAAAAGACTCTGAAAGAATTATATTCCTAAATTTTTCATTTATTTCATTTGAAGGATAATTATTTAAAAAACTAATAAAAAAATTATATATTTTATCATAATCATTTATAGACATTGAATTATAATTTAAATTTTTATATATTAAAACAATAAAATAAATCAATTTCGAATGATTTGTTTTTTTATGTATTTCTATTGATTCTTTTAAACTTATTTTACTTTTTTTATCTAAAGTTTCATTTACTAAATTATGTATTGTATATAAATATTTAATTAAATATTTTTTTGTTTTATTTTTATTTTTATCTTTTTCAATTATTTCATTTAATTTATAAATATCATTTATTATAAAATTATAATGAGATTTGCAAGTTGGACAAGGTAATATATAACCAAATGTTTTTATCATAACTATCATTAATTCATTATTTTTTGAATGAATAGAATAATTATGAATAAAATTCCATGCTAGTGGTCCCCATTCTTCATTACCTACATTTATTATTTTTTTAGACATAATATATTATATTTTATATTTTATATTTTAAATTTTTTTATTATTAAATAATATTTATTATATATAAGATTAAATGGAAATATCCGGTAATAATGAAATAAATTTTATTTTTAAAATAAATAAGATTACTTATTTATTAAATAATATTGATGTTTATTATCAAAAAGAAATATTAAAAGATATTAAAAGATATAACATAAATATATCAAATAATTTAAATAATATAGAAAATTTAGATGAAAGAAAAAAAATAATGTATGTATATTTAAATAAATATTTAGATGGAATTATTAATGATCATTTAGACTATTTAATTGAAAGTTATCATAAAGAGAATAAACATAATATATTTATTCAAGCTGAAAAAAATGCTTTGAAATCTATTCAAAATGAAAATAAAGAAAATGTAAATAAAAATGTAAATCATAGTGTTGATAATCTTAAATCTAATTTTTATAATAATGTATCTATTGATTCTAATTCTCCAAATCAATTAAATAATGTTTTAAATGAAAAAATAAATGATTTTTTTGATAAAATTAAAATTGAACTATTTAATAATATTGAATTATTAATTGACAAAAAAATAGAAAATAGTTTTTTTAATACTGATGAATCTTCTAAACATATTCAAAGAAAAATAAAAGATTTTTTAAAAATATTTTTAAAAGATGATAATGTTTATACTGATATTGCTGAACAAATGAACAATGAAATAAACAATATGTATTCTATTTTAAAAAATTTTCAAAAAGACCAAAATGATTTACAGTTATTAATTGAAAAATATTTAATAAGTAATGAAAATAAAATAAATTCAATTGAAACTAAAATAATAACCAAAGTAAATGATACTTTTGAAAATAAAATAAAATTATTAACAAATATATTTAATGATTCAATTCAAAATACATTAAGAAATGTTCAAGCAAATATTGATGAAACACAAATCATTCGAAATATTGAAAGTAAAATGATTCAAAATAGCAATTTTTCAAAAAATAATTTAGAAATAAAATTTGATAAAGAAAATAATGAAATACAATTATTTTATTATAATGAATTAATTGATTGTGCTAAACTAAATATTAAAGGATTAATTGGACCAAAAGGACCACAAGGTCTTAAAGGAGAAAAAGGTGATATTTCTATTATAAGAAATATTCAAATCAATCCAGATGAAACAGTTAAATTTACTATGCAAAATGGGACATCTATTTATGAAGTAAATACTGAAAATAAAATTCCAAAAGGACCAAAAGGCGACCAAGGAATTAATGGTGAAAAAGGAGAACCAGGAAATATAAATATTAATTTAAATTGGAATCAAGAAAATATTATGAGAATGAATAAGGAAAATTCTAATAATTTAACATTATTAAAATCATTAAGTGTTGGAGAAAATAGTCATTGTTTAGAAAACAATTCATTAAGTGTTGGAGAATCTGTTTGTTATAAAGAAAATTCTTTAGTTATAGGAAAAAATTCAAAAACATTAAATGAAAATAGTATAGCATTTTTTGGAAATACTTTAGGAAAAAATTCATTTTCATATATGGCTGAAGATGTAGAGGAAAATTGTGTTATTTTTGGAACAAATGAAAACAAGAAGTTTAATATAGAAAATATTCATTTAAAAGCTAAAGAAATTATATTAGATTGTGATGATTTAATTTTAAAAGATAATAATTTTAAAAATAATAAAATGTTTGAATTAGAAGAAAAAATAAATTTATTAACAAAAGAAATTAAATTATTAAAGAATAATTAATATTTATATTAAAAAAAATAAAAATAAATAAATTTTTAAATATAATTAAATACTTTTTAATTATTTAAATAAATAATATTTTTTTTCTTACTATAATTTATAAATGGCTGGAACTAATGTTTTAGAAAAAAAAGTATCTGAATTAAAAACTTGGGAACTCTATATGGGTTTCGTATTCCTTCAATTATTAATCGGTATCGTCATTGCCTTATTACAAGGTGTCTTTGATATGACTGGTATTAGAGGTGCATTAGGTGAAATTGTAAGACAATTCGGTAATGTTGCTGGTGCTCAAATGCCAAGTAACTACTTAAAACCTATTGCCGCTGAAATGAGAGAAGGTAAATACTTCAATTAAATTATTAAATAATTATAAATTTTATAATACTCAAATTTAATAACTTTTTATTTATATTAAAAATTTTTTAATATAAATATTATTTAAAAGATTTATTTTCATTTTAATTGCTAATTATCAATTACTAATTTATTCAATTTTAAATATATTAATTTGTTTAAGCACAACCACCAATTTCCATAGGTTTTCTTCCTAAATCTGGTTCAATAGTAGTTTGTAACCATGGACTTACTTTAACTTGAGGATTTGGAGGTTCAGATCTTAATTGTTGGTTAGCATTTCTTAATGTTTGACCAACTGTGTTAATACCAATGTGATATCCTGATTGTAAAAAGTTTCTATCTTTTAAAGATCCTTCGCCAGCAGGATTTACTTGAGCCCAAAGACTAGAATCGTCTTTAGGTAATAAATCATCAGCATTTAATTGTTCTTTAGGAAAATTAGATTGATTTCTCATAGGTTCAGCTTGTTCATCCATACTCATATATTCCATATCATTAGGCATTCTTTTTCCTTGATTAGAAAAACTTTCCATTTGATCCATATTCATATCCATTTCCTCTTCACCATTTATGTCTTCAATATTTTCTTGATTTTGGAAATTTTCTTCACTCATATTATTTTTAATATTTTGATTATATAAAAAATATAATAATACTCCTAATCCTAATAAAACTAATATTACTAATATAGTACCCATTCTTGAATTGTTTTCTTTAGCCATTATAATTAATAATAATAAAAAAATTTATTCTTTTTCAACTTAATTTTTTTTATTTTAGAATTAATATTTTTTTTTTTCTAGAAACAATTTTAACATATTTATTATTTTTATTACTTGCTTTACTAGATTTACTTATTAAACTTTCTGTATCCATTGTAAAAATTGATTCATTGTTTTCTTCAACATTATTTTCTATTTTTTCTATAGTTTTGTTTTCTAAATCTTGTTTTTTTAATAATTTTTTTTTTTCTATATCTTTTTGTTTCATTTCTTTATTAGTTTCTTTTTTCATTTCTTCATTAATTTCTTTGTCCTTTATTTCTTCCTTTATTTCTTCTTCCTTAATTTCTTCTTCTATTACTTCTTCCTTTATTTCTTCTTTAATTTCTTCTTTAATTTCTTCTTCATTCAACTCTACATTCAACTCTTCATTTATTTCAATATTATTATCATTTTCAAATTTTTTTAGTTCTTCATATTCTTCTTGATTCATATAATTTATTAATTCATATTCGCCCATTAAATATTCATTTGATACTCTTAAACCTTTATAAATTATAGTACTGTTAATATAATCATTTTTTTCTAAGTTATTTATTTTTTCTAATAATTCTTGTTCATCAGGTAATAATATTTTTATAAATTGTTTATCTTTTTGTATATCTATTGGTTTTTTTACTTTTAAATCTAATCCAATATCATCAAATTCTGTATTAAACCATAATAATGAATTTTTCCTAACACTTTCTTGACTTAATTCATGTAGTTTATTAATTTTTATTAAAAAATCATCTAATTCTTGATTTACATTATAATTTTCATTTACTTCTAGAATAATATATCTTTTTGTACTATTTTTCTTTTTATTTAAACTTACATGCATAGGTTTTAGTACTTTTAAAAATGGCGTTTCTATAGTAAAATAATTATTTTTATCAAAATTACATGTTATAATTCTATTTTTATATTCAAAATTAAATTTTAAATTTGAATAATTATTTAGATTCTCTGTCATTTTATCAATAAATCATAAAAAAAATAAAATATGAAAACGCACTATATAAATTACATTCATAAACATGAATATTTGTTACATTTAATAAATATGAATATTTGTTACATTTAATAAATATGAATATTTGTTACATTCATAAATATGAATTTAATAAATATGAATATTTGTTACATTTAATAATAATCCAATTTTATTAACATTATTACTTTCTTTTCGAAAATCCCATAATGTTGGCATTTCTAATAAAACATCACTTATGAAATTCTTATTTAATTCATAAATTGTTTTTAAATAATTAGTATCATTATCATCAAATGTTAATTTAGTTATTATGTTGTTTTTAATTTTTTTAATTTTTGCTTCTATAAATATATTATTATTTTCTCTTAAATTTATTAAACTTTTCCATTCTTCATCACTCGAATGAAATTGTTCTTTTAATTTAGTCTCGAAATCTCTTAATTGAGAAATAACTTCTATATGTTTTTCATTTGTTTGGTCTAATTCAAATTTTATAACAGAATGTCCATATTGTTCATCAATACCAAATGGACATAATATTTTATTTAATTTTATTTTTATATTTTTATTTTTATTTTTTAAACTATAATAATTTTGAGAAGTTTGTTCTATTTTTAATGAGTTTATTTCATCCATTTATTTATTATTTATTATGAATTATTTCTTAAGTTTATTTATTTTAAATTATTTCTTAAGTTTATTTATTATTATAAAATTAATATTTTATATTAAGAAATGTCTAATTTAAAAGAAAAATTTACAAATGAATTAATTGATATTTTTATAGAAGAAATATCAAAAAAAGAAATAAAAGATAAAATTAATACTCATATTGTTGATCCATCTATGACTACTATATTTGAAAGATTATATCCATATATTATTATTACTTCTGTTATATTTATATTAATATTTTTCATGGCAATAACAATTATTTATTTATTAATTATTAAAAAATAATTTATTTTTTATTTTTCAATTTTTGTAAATTATTGATTAAATTATTTTCAAGATTTTTTAATTTTTCTAAATTTTTTACTAGTTTTTTTTTATTTATTCCTAAATTATTATTTTTAACTTTTTTTTTGTTCATGCTTTTATTCATGTTAGAATTCATGTTTTTCATATTAGCATTCATATTAGCAGTCATGTTTTTCATATTAGCATTCATATTAGCA